TGTCACCCTTTGCGTTTGGATTAAAACCTGACTCCACACACGCCGCCGCAAGGACCATGCCTCTAACAGACGGATGGACATTATATTGTTTTTCCACTTCAATCAGCTTATCAATAATACTGGCATCTATCTTAGACCAGTTCTTAGTTGGGCAATCGTACAGCGCTTTTAATGAAAGCTCTTCATAGGTAGGATACGTGTCGTCTGCATATGAAGGTGCGCTGCTTGTAATAATTAGCATACAAGCTAACAAAAATTTAATAACTATGCTCATGTTGAATACAACCTCACTCTATTTTATCGAAATATTCGCTCAACTGTCTTAGCTCTAGGTCCATCAACCCACGGTGATGCCATTTTGATCTAGCAGTTCTATTGCTCTCCGTTAAATAGTGTGCTCTTCTCTTAATCGTCTCATGCAGCTTTGTAGCATTTTCGTTTTTGAGCTTATCGACTTCCTCCTGCATAGGTGGAACTTTCTTTTCAATCGACCTACCGCCCTTAGCAGTCTTTGCTCCTTCGTAATCAGAATCAAAGAACGGAATAACAAACTTTCTACCATCCTTTTCAGAATAGTAATCATCTTTGTCCTGAATATCAGAGCCGCCCATGCTTACTTCTCTGGTTTGTACGGTGTTCATACCTTCCATATATTCCCAACGCATGTACGGTCCCTCTTTGCCATTTTGTTTTTCAGCCCAAATAACTGCTTCCTGACCAAACTCAACCCCGAGTTTTCCTAATTCATCTCGCGAAATATTTGGAATCAAAAAAGAGTTTTCTTTCTGACCAAAGCTGCCGCCAATAGGGATCGGACCATAATTCATTTGGCGCAGCTTTTTCATGAGACTTTGATTTAATTGCTTGTTTCTCTTGGCTGGTGTTGCCATGGCATCTGGATTTTCAGCAGTCATGATCCCAATGCTATTTACTGAAGGGACTAAACCCATCATCATTCCACGGACTCGTGAAAATCCTGACTCGTTTAGGTTTTTATTTTTTATATTCATTTCTTAATCTCCTAGTACTGCGACTATATAATTTTCTAATGCAACAGTGTGTGTTTCTCCCTCGGTATCCAAGAAATCTTCAAGACCATTTGGTTGCACTACAACCTTTTGCCCGCTCAATAATTGATTTGCATCCTCAGCAACTGAGATTACACGAGCCAACACATAATCATTTATCTTAGGCTTATAGTCGTCTGGCACTAAAATTCCTGTCGAAGTTGCGTGCTCTTCTGTTTCATTAGGTAAGATATCTAACAGCACTCTTCTGTTCCAAGGCTTCAAAACTGACATTTTAATTCTCCTGTTGTTTATTTGTAAAATCTATCTCGCAAGAATCATTACTGCAAAACTTAGTTCCCGCTCCACCAGCGAGAGTCTCAACTTTAGTTAGCGGTTTGATCTTTTTAATACTTTTTTCATACTGCTCTTGAGTAATTGGTTCATAAGGTGCCTGCTTATATCCAGTCTCTTCATATTTTAGAAACGAAACAGCCTTTAGCTTTGTCTCGTATAGTTGCAGCGCATCCCTGATCTGTGGTCCTTCTGCTTCATTAAACGTAACAGTAATTGACACTGAATTGTCAGCCCAATAGTGTTGATATTGAGCAGCTATCTCCAATTGTTCCCACATACTAACATTCTTTTTGCCCTTTTTAAAGTGTGGTTCTTTTACTGGAAACTCCACACAAACAGTATTAGGAGAGTAAGCATCTTTTTCTATCTTGTACCCCGCTTTCCGCAAGGGCTCAACAAGCTCCGAATGCTCAGAGAATCTAATTCTACGGATGTAATATTCTGATTCTGGGAAGTGAACACCGGGAGTCGAGCCGTTCAGCAAGCTAACCGTGCCAGAAGGCTTGATTGAGGTTGTGCGAACTGATTTAGGCACACATAGCCAGTCGGAATAAAGACTGTCTAACTGCTTGACATATTCATATCCAGAATCACACCAGTTCAAGACCTCTCGACGACCAAACTTATTAAAAGCCTGAATCACGCCGGATTGAGACAGCCCAATGCGCCTATTTTTAAGCATAATCGCGTTAGTCTCAGCCCAGTGGGTGTTAGCTAGGGTTACGGTCTTGCCGTACAAATAAGCGATTTTGAGCGTTTTTTTAAAATCCTCATAATTCTCATGCTTGGCAGGAAAAGTCTCAACGAGACAACATAGTTCAGCCGATTCCAACTGCTGCTCGACACAAGGGTTAAATCCGGCAACTTTCAAATCATCATCACGATAACCATCCTTCGTTCTGCCCATCGTTCTCGCATTATCTAGCCAAATATATCCGGGCTCGCCATTCGTCTGGCTTTGTTGTGCATGCCATTCGTAATCCATACCTACGATCGCATGAAAAGAATTATTAGAACCCCACCTATGAGAATAAAGTTTTTGCTGATCGTTCTTCATAGACAGATACTCTTTATCGTCGTAATCGCCCATAGCTAAAGCTGCCGATCTACGAACATTGCCTGCGACAACACACTTGCCGATCAGGTTCTCTGTGTCCACAATGTCGACAGATGTAATGTCTTCTCCAATTCTAGAATTATAAAGCTCCATTAAATCAGTGTGCAACTGTATAAGGGGACCAGCACCGGACGAGGTGCCACCAAAGCCATTAATCGGAGCGCCCTCCTCACGGATTTGATCATAATCAAAGCGAGGCACAACCGAGCCTCGCAAGTATCCATCAAGCAAAACAGTGACCGAATCCACCCAGCCCTCTCTGCTGTCTGGAATTGTGAAGACAGCATCAGACCATTGAGGTTTTTTAATCTTTACGGAGCCTGCCCCTTTAGTATCAAAACCAACACCGATGCCAACCATGAGAGCATCCATAATCCATCCAAATATATATCCGCCCTGCGTTTCAAGATCTTTAGTAGACCTGAAGGCACAATTAAAAAGAGCGGCAGCAGTTCTCTCTTCAATAAATTTAGTACCCATCATCCACAGCCCGCGACCGGGAGGGGTCCATTTTAAATTGAAGAGGCGATCATATGCCTCTTTGGCTGATCTCTGGGCTCGGGCATCGTCCCAAGGCGTACCAAGAGACACAACATGTTTTTTTTGCATGGTAAACATGCCTTCAATAACTCTACGGCACGTTTCGTGCCACTCCTCGGTTCCCGCCGCGTTAGGGTCAAACTCGCTTCTTCGGCGAGCGTAGGTTCTCTTATAAGTTATATACCCTAAAGGTCCCCAAGGCACTTCTTTCTCTTTATATTGTTCGATGAAGCTATCAGAAAGATAAAAACGACGAATAGCTCTTTCTTTAATTTTAAATTCGGTTTGTGTTGACAATCTATTTTCCTCCAATTATTTTTTTGTGAGCTTTTTGTATTTTTCTCGAAGTGATTCCTGTTGCTCTTTTGCTGTTTTAGTCACAATCTCATCCATGGTTTCGCCAGTAGATGGTAAGACCTTAATCTTAACCCTGCTGGTGTCCATAAAAATAGGATATATCAAGCCATCTGGACCATTCCTATTCTTGGCAACAAAAAATCTTCCACTGTTTGTATTTTTATGTGCGACAGTTCTGGATACTGTAAAGATAAAGTCCGCAACAAAGCACTTGTTAAAAGCCTCTGAAATTGACTCCATTGTGATGACTTCGGCATTCAGCCCGCTCCGATTAGTTTGTGATGCTGTCCAAAGAGGGCAGTTAAATTCTTGAGCCAACCCACGTAGCTCCTCATAAATAGTTTCAAGCTCGGTTCGGCGCTCTTTATAATTTCTTTTTGGTCGGAGCAGATCTCCATAGTCAACAATAACAACATCAATATTTTTTCCCGAGCGCTGTACCTTCTCAAGATGATTACGCAAAGTTGCAACCGATGCGGACTTAGTTGGATACTCCTTGACAATAAGCTCCCCTTCAATATCCGAAACTTTTTCAAGAATCTGGTCTTTGAATGATCTCACTTCTGATAAAGGCACCCCTGTAATGCAACTATCATACCTTGTAGCAACAACAGTATCTGCAAGCTCAAGAGTGTAGTGGATAACTGTCTTTCCTTCAAGGACAGCTTGTGCTCCCAGATGAGATAGGACCATTGACTTTCCTGCTCCAGTCGGCGCAATAACAACACCAAGCTCTCCTTTGCCAAGACCACCCCGGCATAAATCATCAATGAGTTGCCACCCCGTTGAAACCGGATTTCTATTTTTTATTTCAAATCTTTTTTCAAAATCAACTTTGTAGTCATAACCAAAATCATTATCATTTCCTAGCTTCAAGGCATCATCTATCGTAGCCCTAATTTCATCAAAAGAGGAACGCTGAAGCAGATCTACTGATTTCATGATTGCTTCTTTTAATTTTTGTTTTTTACAGAACTCAAGAGAAATGTCTTTTACAAACTCAGCATCTGATACTTCATCATTTGATTGAATTTTTACAAAATAATCTCTGACTTGTTTCTTAATGACTTCGCTTTCGTCATCCATGTCCGATCTTAAAATCGTAGCAACTGTTGTTAAGGATGGTTGCCTGTCGTACTTCTCTCGGTAATCAAGAATCTTCTTTGTAAAGACCCTTAGATACTTCAACTCTAAAAAGTTTATATCAAGAACCTCTGAAACTTGATCTCCAAAAGCTCTGTCTTGAAGGAGCAGTTGCACGAATTTTTCTTGAAATGCTTTTCCAAAATGCGAGAAGTCTTCTCTCTCCCCTTTTCTGATTGCTTGGATTTGACCCATACTATGCTCTCCGGTGTTCCATGGAAATTTTATTACAAACCTGAAAAAGATCTGACCAGTTTATCTCGCCAAAGCCATCTTCTAACATCATAGCTCGTATTAGAGTTTTATTAAAGTGGCGCTCATCTTCATCAATAAGATTATTAATCTTGTGAGCGGTTTGGGCACTAATACTAGGTGTGTAAAGCTGCATCAGTTTATAATTTTGTTTTACTTTACTCTGCTCTTCTATCAAATTTTTGTATGCCTTAGCTGAAGACGGTGAATTTTCGCTATATTCTACCAAGTCTGATACTAGATAGCTCTTCTCTTCCGAAAGGAACGGAAATCTTTTTGCAACAGTCGGCAGTCCAATACCTTTGACGCCCTCAAGGTTATCACTCTTGTCTCCGACAACCGCACGAGCAAGCGCCATATTGTTTGGATGAATTCCAAACTTCTCTGTAACTGATTTTTTATTCAAAACTTCTTTTTGAATTGGTCTATACAAAACAGTTTCATCGTCTAATAGCTGAAAAAAATCTTTATCACTTGAAACCATAATTTTCTGCCAACCACGATACCGACTGTTTTGCACTACATAACTGATAACATCATCAGCTTCAATACCATCAAACATTAATTGTACAAATGGGGTTTCATTAAGCACCTCGACAAGTCTTAACTGTTGCCAAACTTTATTTTTTATCTCATCCTCTTGAGACATATTACGAATATTGCGATTTAGCCTGACTGGCTTTCTTCCCTCTTTATAGTTTTTGTTAACTAATTTGCGACGCTGAGAGCCTCCAGCCCCGTCCCAACATAAAACTACTTCATCAGGAGAAGTCTCCCTTACTAGCTTCTGTAAGATCTTGAGAGTACCTTTAATACCGCCAATTGGTTCGCCATTTGTAGACAACGATGGGTCTACAATATATGCACGAAAATACATGTTTAGCATATCTACAACAAGTAATCTTTTCATAATTTTACCACCTCACACATCTTCTATATGGTACTATGATAGTTGATTACTCTGAGTCTGTCAAGGAGTTTTCGTCTACTTCGCCATAAAAGTCATCTGCATCGCCATCGCGCTGATCGAACTTCTGAACAACTTCCTCGTCCATCACTTCCAAGACGCGCACTTTAAAGTCTTCGTCCTCCATCGCAGTCATCCAGCGACTAGGCTGAAACTTTTTAACACTGCCGTCTTTCATAGTGAGCGAATACCATGCCCCCGAAGAGGTGAGATGCTTTGACCCCTTGATAGCGTCCAGCCAACTCTCCTCGTCCTGAACTCCAACATTCTCTGTGCCCCATAAAATTTTAAAAGCACACTGCCGACCTTGGGTTCCGAAGCGAGACTTCTCTAGCTTAACCTTGCACTCGGAGCCGATACGGAATCCCTTGTCGTCGAGAACAAAGGATGCCTTAGCTTTACGCTTGGTCAGCCAGATACGAAGCGAGTAAGAATAGATCATCGCCTTGCCGCCGGGAGTGACAAACGGAGTCGTGAGTGCCTCGGTAGGACTCCGCGTAATATTGGTCTTAAGTTGGTTCAAGACCAGAAAGGTAGACTGAGTGTTGGCAATCGGCACAGTCAGCTTTGACATTCCCTTTGCCAAGATTCGAGCCTTTACAGCCATCGAGGACTGTGGGTTAAAGTCACCTTCAATGTCAGACACAGCGGGAGTAAGCGCGAGAGAATCCCAGATGAACAACATACGATTCTCATTGTTCGCTAGTAGATCCTCGATCGTCTCAAGAACAAACTCAACCGACTGTGCCTGAACGTAAAGTAGAGTACCAAGATTGCAACCAGCCCTTGCTAGAAATGCTGGATCAATCGCAGACTCCGAATCAAAATAAACAACGTCGATACCCATCTTCTGGGCGTTCGCTGCAATCTTTGCAGCCATGTAAGATTTACCAGTGGACTCAAGACCCGCGATCTCAGTGACCTTTCCTACGGGGATTCCAGCTAGCTTTCCCTTACAAATAATCCCATCAAGCCAGCGTGAGCCTGTGGGAATCCAATCTTTAACTTCGGTGGGGTTATCTTCGTCCAGCCGATAGGCGACATCCATGCCGCTCTTCTTGTTGATGAGCTTTCTCATCTCTTCAATGTTTAGCTTTCCAGCTTTACTTTTTGTTCCAAACTTCGCCATCGAAGCCTCCCATGTATGTGTAAAAAATAAGGCACCTGTAGCCCGTGCCTTCCTGCGGCACAAAATTAACTCAAGTCGACAAGCTCGACTTCAAAATTAAGATCTTTGCCCACAAGTGGGTGATTGTGATCCAGAGAGACTGTGCTGTCTGCCACTGCTCTAATCGTAGCCTGAATAGGCTGACCTGCGGGGTTCGTACCCTGCACGATGGAGCCAACTTCAAAACTGAAATCGTCTGGAAAATGCTCTTTTGAGACATCAATAATTGCTTCGGGGTTTGGTTGCCCGTAAGCCTCTTTGATTGTGAAATTTTTAGTTTCACCGACTTTCATTCCGACTACCTCACTTTCAAAATCAGGTAGAAGATTCTTTGCACCAATTTCAAACTCTAGCGTCTCGCCACGGTCGCGGGAGCTATCAAACTGAGTTCCATCATCAAGAGTTCCAACATAATGAACCTTAACTGTTTGTCCGTTCTTTGCCTTTTTTGCTCTAGCCATTTTAGTTTTTCCTTTTAAGTTAAAATAAAAGGCACCTGTAAACCCGTGCCTCCCTGCGGTTGCGAAGACTATTTCTTCTGGACAAAGCCGTAAAGTTTTTCTGCCTCCTGAATCACATCTTCAGTGCTATATGATCCGATTGACTTCTTTCTATAAGACTTGTCATTATCTGCCTGAATATGTTCATTAGCCTCTTCTCGACTTTTTTTAGCCTCCAAGATTCCAATTGCCATGCCAAGCAAGTCTGTGCGAATCGCATATCCGCTAGAATTATTATCACTCATTTTTTTCTCCTGTGTGTGTATATAAGTGTTTGGGACAACTGTAAGCCCATGCCCCCCTGCGGCATACATTACTCACTAATCGCTAGTTTTAGTAATTGTATTTGTGCTGGCACAACCTTCACATGTGCAGGTAGGACAGTTGCAAGCTGTGATGGTTCCCGTCTCGCCAGTATTAGAAGTAGAGGCGGAAACATTACCTGCATCAGCAGTGATGCCAGTTGTAGTTCCAGTTGTGGTTCCAGTTGTGGTTCCAGTTGTGGTTCCAGTTGTTACCTCAGCAGTAACCCCCTCGGACACGACAGTCTTTGCGGGCGTCGCGACGGAGGTTGTGTCTGCACTCTTTGTACAGCCAACCAAAGCTGCACATGTCAGCATAAAAATAAAATACTTCATCAATGATTTCTCCTTTTTGTTAAATAAGATGAAAAAGGCACCTGTATCCCCGTGCCTTCCTGCGGGTGTCAAGTGAGTTTAGCTCATAAGATCCTTGAACGCTGCCTCGACTGCACTGGTGCCTCCCCCAGAGGAGTCGCTTGAAGAACTGTACTTCACAACCTCTTCACCAGAATCAGCAGAATCATCCGAACCCAACCACTCGTCGAGCATCGACTGAACCTCATCGGCACTCTTCTTGACAAAGATGCCATCCCAATCAATTTCTGTCTCCATGACCTCAGACATCAGAGTCGAGTCGCTAGAGATGGGCGAAGTCTTGCGGCGAGGCTGCAACTTCGTCTGCGGAAACTGCGCTCCGGGGGGCTTGCCGTAGACCAGCGTCAAGTCAGTCCCCTCTGTTGGATCGGTAATATCCCCATAGTCCGGGTTAAGAACCAGTCCGAGCAGAGTCTCGTAAACCGTTTTGCCATATCCCCAAAGACGAACACCCTTGTCTTCCTCTCCGCGAACAATCACGGGGGAGAAGAATCGCTGGCGAGCCATAAGGTTCTTTGCCATCTTAATGGAATCCTCAGAACCCTCGTCGAACAACTGACGGATAAAACTATCCAACGGATCGCTTTCTCCAAAATTCTTCTTGGGGCTCAAAAAGCCGGGATTCTTTCCCAGATTATAGTGAAACCAATATTCCTTAAACGGATCTCCATCCGGCGTCGGAAGGATGCGAATAGTTTGCTCTCCATCCTGCGGACGCCAGAAGATGTCCTTATTACCGCCGCCCTTTGAGCGGAGCTTCTGATATTTTGCTCGCATTTTTGCTAAATCAAGTGCCATTGTAATATACTCCTTTTTAGGTAAAATAAGGCAACCCAGCCAATGTCCTGAGTTGCTGATTAATCAATAGTAGCAGAAGTGTTCTGCGTTGTCAACACAAAAATTTCTTTTTCTTCAAAATTAATTTGTTTTGGATTTCCTTGAGTGGTGTTCCAGTTAAAGATACGAAAATCGTTAGCCTTGACATCCCACACCGTTTCCATTCCCTCCTTCAAGGTCTTGGGCTTGCCCCCTCCTTTGAGGCGACTGGCTAGGAATGCTTCAGGAACGTCCTGTAGCCTTACAAAATACATCTCTCGCGTGTCTCCGTTGGTTTTTGTGTAGACGCCATGATAGCCTGTTATAGACATAGTTTTAACTCCTTTTTTAAAAAATAAATTAGACCTGAGTTCCTTGAATCAAGGAGCTTCTCTGAACAAGATATGTATAAGAGTCATTATAGTCTGTTGAATAGATACCATATGAAATACGAGTTTTACCATCCAGTTTTGCAGCCATAGACTTCTTTAATTCCTTGAGAAAAGCTCCGTCCGTTTCAAGACGTTCTCGGTTTACTGCATAATAGTACCTTACTTCTCTTGGCATTGTCAAGGAAAAAAATAACTTTTCTTCGGAACCTTCTAAATCGACGACCCCAATAGTGCAAATTCTTGCTGCCTCGTCTGTGTCTCGAAATGTATCAAACTCAGACTTGTTGTGATTTAAAACATTTAGCATGTGGAGTGCTCCGACAATAAACTCATCAATCGTTTTGTAGTATCCAATGACTGGCACCTCTCCGATTATTTGTTCTACTTCGGAAGGATTAATAATCCACATCTCTTCAAGAGCGCCAGAACGAGCATATTCCTGAAGCACACCAAAAGTGATATTATGAAGCCTATGTGCCTCTTTGCTTATAAAGTCGATGTCTGGGTAGAGATACAAAACAGAAAGTTCATCCTCTTTAATTTTTATCTGCTGAAGCAGAGCAAGGCTAGCTCCAGAGATAGTTCCTCCGCCAGCCATTACAAGGGTTGTCGGACCTGAAAGGTCATCCAAGAAACTTTCAAGATTTGGAAAATTACGCTCATAATCCTCGTGAGAAGACTCTGCGGGTAGGAGAAAGAAGTTTTCACATGAGCGACTCTCAGTGTCAATCTGGTATATGTTGTACTGCGGATATTTTCTAAAATGCTCTGCAAAATTGCACGCACCAGAGCCTAGTGCAATTATATTTTCCATTATATACTTACCATCTCCCCAAAATTCTTTCCTGCTGATATATTGGTTTTCCAAACTCCCATGGGTGTCCTTGAAAATTCTTTTGCAATCGAAGGTAACATGTGTTTGTCCTCGGTGTGCAAGTCTATGACCATTGAATCATGCAGAGTAAATGCTATTTTTGATTTTTTATGTTCTAACATTTTATCAACTTTTATGGCGCTTTTTAAGAAGAGATCGCTGGAAGTGCTCTGGATGATATAGTTAAGGGCATGAAACCTGTCGGCTTCTATTCTTCTACCGAATGGTGTTTGTACATGTGTGCCATCCCAGTACTTATCTAAGATACTATCTCTATCATAAAATCTTCCAGTTAAGTAGTCCTT